GCAGCCCATACATGATGCGTAAAGCTCAACGTGCTGCGGTTGTTCGTGCAATGCAAGCAGCAACAAATGCCAATACGTCAATTCGTGAGGAAATGACAACATTTAGTTTAATGGCAGCTCCAGGTTATCCTGAACTGCTAGACGAAATGATGGCATTAAATGTTGATCGTAAAGAAACAGCATTTATTATTGTTGATACACCAATGCGTTTAAGCCCACAGGCCACAGCATTAGAAGCTTGGATCAGCGGCAATAACGCAACAGTGACCGGTGAAGACGGATTGGTAGCAAGTTCAGCAGGACACCAAGCAGCAGCTTATTATCCAAGTGGGTTAACTAGCGATTTAACAGGTATGGATGTTGTTGTACCTGCAAGCCACATGGTATTGCGTACAATGGCATACAATGACCAAGTTAGTTATCCATGGTTTGCTCCAGCTGGTTTAAGTCGTGGTGTTGTAACAAATGCAACTAACGTTGGATATATTAACAGCGAAGGTGAATTTGTGCCAGTAGCACTAACAACGGGACAGCGTGATACACTATACGGTGATGGCACTCGTTCTGGTGTTAATCCAATTACACGTTTCCCAGGGCAAGGTATTTTTGTGTTTGGGCAAAAAACATTACAACCCACTGCCAGCGCATTAGACCGCGTGAATGTTGCTCGTTTAATTGCTTATCTACGTGAGCGTTTTGATCCACTATCAAGACCATTTATTTTTGAAATTAACGACAAAATTACTCGCGCAAACGCCAAACAAGTGTTTGACGGCTTCTTGGGCGATTTAATGTCGAAACGAGCTCTATATGATTTCATTGTTGTTTGCGACGAAACAAACAACACCCCTGCCAGAATTGACAGAAACGAACTATGGATTGATGTTGCTATTGAGCCTGCAAAGGCAGCAGAGTTCATCTATATCCCAATTCGAATCGTTAATACCGGTGAGTTATCAGCCTGATAAATACATAAGCCGAAGGAGATAAGAGATGGCAGATTTAACACAATTTGGAGTTCCTACAGTAGGTGGCAATGCTGTAATGATGCCTAAACTCCAATACAGATTTAGGGTTCTATTGGTTAACTTTGGTTTAGGTAATGGCTCTACTTTGGATGTTACACAAAATGTAATCAGTGTAACACGCCCAAGTTTGACTCATGATGAAATCACTGTAGATGCTTACAATAGTCGTGTTTACCTAGCGGGTAAGCACACATGGGAAGCCATTACGTTAACAGTGCGTGATGATATTAATAACACAGTGTCAAAGCAAATTAGCCAACAGTTACAAAAACAATTAAGCCAGGGTTTACAAAGTGCTCCAGCAGCTGGTTTTGATTATAAATTTGGTATGGTTATCCAACAGTTAGATGGTGGTCAGCCAGGCGAAGTTTTAGAATCATGGACATTGAATGGTTGTTTCATTCAGAATGCAAATTACGGTGAAAATAATTATGCAACCAGTGACGTAATGTCAATTACGCTACAGATACGTTATGACAATGCTGATATTCATGGTGAAGAACAAACAGTAGCCACTGACAGCGGCGCATTGACATCAAGCGTAATGCAAGTGGGCGGTAGAAATCAGGCAAAATAAGGAGTGATACGTGGCGGCTTTAACAGACGCTATGAAATGGTATAACTTAGGCGGGCTCAAAGCAGCTCGCCTAAAGTACTTTTTCAAAGTGGAATTTTATACCAGTAAGTACGATCTCCCCAGTAAATTGATTGTGGATACTGTTAGAACTATAGAACTACCCAAATATAGTATCGAGTCTGAAGTTGTAAACTCATGGAATGTTAGACAAGTAGTACCCACTAAGATAAATTTTGAACCAATCAGCATTTCGTTTACTGATACTATTGATAATAGGTTTCAAAATTTTATAACAAAATACATGGATATTATTAGTAATAGCTTTCAAAAATTAGATAGAAGCAAACGAACCAGTTTGGATGGCTTTGGACTTAACAGTTTATCGGCCGATGGAGATTGCCC